TCGTCATTTAATAGCTCTATAAATTCTACCTTTCGGGTCTTGTCAGCAGCCTCGATATTAAGACCGTGTCGCATTCGCAACTCCTCTTGAATCTTTTTACCTAAGGCTCCTGCATCCATGACCATCCTAATAGGATTATATAAGTCCTTATATTCATTTATGACCGCAACCAGTTGACTAATGTTTTGTTTGTTTTTGACATGTTCATCCACCAAGTAGACTTTTTTGTGGTGCGTATTATAACCGATAACAGCGATAGCATCACTGTCATTGTAGCCAATATCAATACCAATGATATAGTTCCACTCGCCTTCAGTAGGGAGTTTATCGTAGATGTTTTTTGCTTTATTGAATTTAAATACAAGCGCATCTTTGTCTTCTACCCATTTTCCATATGTTTCTCTTATATAAGATGGATCTGATTCATCGATTCCTCTTATAATTCTTTCTTCTTTTAGTATCTCTTCCAAGTCTAGGGCAGGTGGTAGGTGCATATGTGGATTATCAAATGCAGTCCAGTGATGTCCTTCCCAGTTTTTGGATTGAGAGTATTCAAAAAATATACCTGCCTTGACTGGACCTGGAGTTCCTGTAAGAAATAATTGTCCTCTTTTATCCCTTAGGGCAGGTATTATAATATCGTTTATCAGTTCTTTGAGGTAAGATCTAAATGATTGACACTCATCTATGTAGCACTTCATTAGTTTCCAACCTCTAAATTTTTCTATCTCTGTTCTATCTTTTGCTCCTGCTATGTAAATCTTAGACTTGTTAGGAAAAGTTATTGTTAGTCTAACATTGTCTGTTTTACATTCTAATTCAAACTCTTCTATAATCTTAACTAGGTCAGACCATATTATAGCTCTAGCCTGTTGCTGAGTTATAGTAATGTAAAGTAGGTTAACTTCTTCATTAGCCAATGCAGAGTCAATCATATCAGCAGCTATACCTACTGTTTTACCTGCTCTACGAGAACATACAGCATTTCTAAACCTTGAGCCTGGACCACGAAGAAAACTAACTTGTTTGTTAAAACAAAATTCATCAAATACAAACTTAGGTTTTTCAGACTTTGTCTTCCTTTTCTGAAGCTCCGCTATCAGGGCTTCCCTGTTTACGTTTTGCAAATCCAGATTCCTTACTTTTTGAAGTTAGTGTTTTTGCATACTCTTCATTTTTTTGATCTGACTTCATTCTAAATGATTTGTCAAATATTTTTCCATTTTTAAGTCTTGCATTCCAGTGAGAGTTAAAAGCTATAGACCTACGTTCTCCTTCTCCTTGGAATGGGTATACTGTGTGTAGCAAGTTAGATGGAAAAATTACTAACTTTCCTGGTTCAGGGTTGAAAGATAAAGACCCTTTTTCTAACCCAGTTGGACAAGCAGTTTTATACACAAACTCAATCATACCATCTCTAGAAAATTTATATTCTGGAAAGTCCCCTGTCTTAGATCTATGATCAAAGGGTGGTACTTTTAAATATAAGACAGATGATAGGTCACAGTATGTGTGAAAGTGTATAGGGTTATATTCGTTTTCATACTGACTAACAATCCATGCGTGATCTAGTTGAACCTCCAAGAGTTCTAGTTCATGACCGTCTCCTGTTAGTGCATTCCAAACGTAATTATATAACATACCTTCTAAATACTTTAGTGCTCCAATCTCGTCTAGGTCTTCATTAGAAATCCAAGGTTCTTCTGCAATTTGACCAACAAGATTTTTACCCCAGTCTATTCTGTTCCTATCCTCTAGTATTTCATCAGATTTTTTTAACAAAGCTTTTGTAACTTCATCGGGCATACTAAACATACCAAAGAATGGACCAAAAGGTTTCATTAATTTAAAATCTGTTTCTTTAGCCCATCGTTCTAGTTTTTCTTTATCGGACTCATTTTCTTTTGCTTTTTTTCTTGCTTTTTTTGCGTTCTTACCACTCATTAAATAGCTCCTAGCTAGAATATGCTGATCTTTTTACTTTTGGTTTTTTAATTACATTTGCAGTGGGTGACTGTGATCTTTTTTCTTTGTCCTTTTCCTCTTGTTCTTTTTTAATAGGAGACTTTAGATAAACACAAGATACGTTAGTTAGAGGGATAAGAATGTGATCTCTATCTGATCTGATAGAAACCATATTAATACCTTCTATTATCTCTAACTCTAGTGGCTTCCTATTGTTAATCTGCCGAGAAGCGAAAAACGTCTCGTTAGTTTTTTCAAACATTACCGATTGGTAACACCTGATTGCATCTATATTATACTTCATTAAAACCTCCTCCAAAAAGGTACAAACTTATACTTTACTTTTTTTACAACTAAACTAAATGGCTTTATCTCATCTATGATGTTAGACTTGAGAGCTTCTTTAGCATCCCACCATTTGTCGTCTTTGTAGATTTCAAAAAACTTTTTAGGATCTACACCCATTCTTTTTGAGATTTCATCTAACACTAGATTATCGAAAAAGTCAAGTGCTTTAAACAACTTTTTATTATTTTCAGTTCTTTCAGGTCTGCCGTATCCTACCTGTACTAGGTGGTGCATATAAGTAGAATTAGAACTCCCTATCCTATGATCACAATATTGTAAGATTACAAATGCCATAGAGTATGCGTTACGAACGTAGCAGTTGAACTTGTAACCTAAGTTTTTCATGTACTTCATTTCTTCAATTATTTCTAACCCGATGTGAACTGAGCCACCACCTGAGTTAATAACCATGTCAACTACTTTGTCTTTTCCATTTACTCTAGCTGCTGTTTTAAAGTCTTTGAGTGTAGGGTCTATACTATAGCCATCGATAGCTCCGATAGAAACATCATACTT